CACTGGCCACTCGATAGACGCGACGTTTGAGCCCGATGACGCGATAATCGATGGGGATAAGGAAATCATCCCCATCACATGGAAATCGTATCGCGGGGACCGGTATGAGTGGGAGTTGGTTCCCCTTCTCCCACTGAACGAAGCCACAGAAAGAGACACGTTTGACAAACTTCTGGTCTATGAGCCGCCGCGTTCTGGATTCGATTACGCATGTGGAGTGGACACGGCTGACGGCCTTGACAAGGAAGACGAAGAACGGGCGTGCGCGTCGATCAGCAAAGTGGGGACCGGGATCGACTACGACGAGCAAGCTTGCGAGATCACGAGCCGCAGGATGAACCCCGCCCAAATGGTCCCGTTCGTAGCGTGCATGGCCGCTTGGTATGGACAGAAGGCGAAGGACTGGAGAGGCGTTAAGTTCGCCATCGAGCAGATCAGGGGACCGGGAGATACCTGCCAGAACCAGCTAAAAATCATGGGCTTCAACTACCACCACGTCCCGCGCCGGTACGACTCGAAGAAAGTGAAGGACGACTCGAAGCACAAACAGGGATGGTACTCGACGACATGGAGTGTTCCGATCCTGATGACGCGCTTCGTCGAGGCCGTGAACGGAGGGTGGTATATTCCAAAGTCTAGGTGGTTGATCGAAGAACTGAAAACGCTTGAGCGCCACATCACCGGAAGCAAATCGAAGATGGAGCACAGGAGCGGGCAATTCGACGACCGCGTGAGAGCAGCGGCACAGAGCTACTTCACGACACACGATCTTGACGATCTTGCCGAGAGAGCGCAGAAGCGCTACGCTATCCCACAAAGGAAAAAGCGCGATCAGGAACCGGCAATGTGCGCGTCAAATGTTTTTTCAGTTGGAGACTGGAACGATTAAGGGAGAATATCATGAACGCACAATTAGGCAAGAAGCCAGTTTTCTACTATGACAGCACGCGGGGAGAAATACGTTCAGGTCTTCCAGAGCAGTTTCCGGCCCCGTATGGGTTCCAGAAAATCGTTTGCAATACGGCTCATGAGGCTGAGATGTGGTCTGCTCGGCAGCGGAAATGGGAAGATTTCATCAACGGATTGACGGATCACGAGCGTGAAATGGCTGAAGGACCAATACGCGACCAGATTCGCTCCGAGCGACGGCACTTGATGGCAAATGCCCGCAACAACTTCAACAGAGACTTCCTGCGTCGGGCTCAAGAAGAGAGCGAAAAGAGGGAATATCCGTGGAAGTCCAAGCGCGAGAGTTACCTGCATTCGGAAGGCTTCGAGAGCGGACATTGACAATTTTGTAGACGCAAGAACGGCTTTGCCGTAAACTTCACACTGATTGGGATTTGCAGCAGCAGTCGCTTGGGAGGCGACTGAACCGGGAGAGAACGAAGGCCGCGTGCCGCCAGAACTCGAAACAATCAGATGGCAAGTTCCCGGCTGGGAAGCCAGAGCGAGCGACAAGATCGCATGGATCGAAGAGCAAATAAAAGAGGGTGAGGGATATCTTAGCAATCAGCCCTCGTACACGAACCTCACGCGCAATCTTCGCATTTTTGACGGCATATTCAAGGACAAAACAAAGTCTTCTCTCGTCACGAACCAACTGAAATACAACATCAGAAAATTCTGTGAGACACTCGCTGAGGTCCGTGAAATCGCCGGATTTTCGAGCGATGTTCCGGCCTACAAACCGATGGCTGAGATGCTCACGAAGGTCTCGAAGTGCGTCTACATCGAGTCCGACTTCCCGTACCAAATCCTCAGAGTCCTGCAATACGCGACCGTGATGGGTATCGGATATTTGTGGCCGAAAGTCGTCCCCACTGAGTACGGGTTCGGCCCGCGCGAGATGCGCTTCGATGCGCTCGGATTGCTGGACGTTGTCCCTGTCCAGATTCCTTCGCGAAGCAACGACGTGCAGGACGCCTATGCGGTCACAATCTACGACTACATGCCGATTGCTGAGGCGTATGCAAAGTTCCCGTTGTTCCAAGGCCAATTGCAGACAGTCGGGAGGAACAACTACAAGACGCTGATGCAAGCCCAGCGGCAGGATTTTGCGGCGACGTGGCGCTACGGAAGCATTGCAGAGACGCAAAGCCGCAGCTTCGGAAACCTCTACACCGAGATCAGGTACACGTTCATCCGCGACATACGGATCAACACGACAGACAAAGAAATGTTGATGGGCGATCCCGGAACGACGTGGTTTTACAAGGTCCCTTACCTTGGTCAAGAAATTTTTGGAGGGATGAGAAATGGGCAACCTTACTATCGCCCTGCAATGGTGGAGGATTGCCGGATTTACCCCAATCTCCGGCTCATTATATCTTCCGGTGGACTCGACAGGCCGATGTACGACGGCACTTCATTCGATTGGGATTCCAAGATTCCGATCATCCAGTACACGGTAGACGACTGGGCGTGGGAAGCGCTTGGACGCTCGCTTGTTGGGAACGTGGCGTCGATTGAGTCGACGATCCGCAAGCACGAGCGCCTCTTCGATCAGGTTCTCTCGGCTAGGCTCAATCCGCCGATGGGCTACGACTTGGACAGCACTGGTGGACCGAAGGTCGAACACTTCGACATCTTCGAGCCCGACGTGCGCCTCGGATTGGCGGGCGGCGAGCCGAGTAAAACATTCCAGTCGATCCTTCCAAAAGAGGTTGATGTAGGCGCAGAGAATCGCGAATTTTTGAAGTACCTCGGCGATAAGGAACTCGCGCAACTTGGCCTCAATGACGTTGGAAACTTGGCCAACATCAAGCTGAACATCGCCAACGAAACAGCCGACAAGATGCTGGAGTCGATTGGTCCCATCGCGAAGGGAATCGCGATGAGAATCGAGAAGGCCAACAAGCGCGTTGGCGAAAGACTCAAGTTCCTTATCCCGCAGTGGTTCGATGCGGCGAGGCTCATCGATTACGTCGGACAAGACAATATCGCCAAGGAAATGTTTGACTACGATCCGAGCCAGATGGTTCCAAGCCACTTACCGGATGAATTCATCAGCGGTCTCTATCCGGAGACAAAGTCTCGCTATGACTTGACAACCAGAGCAAAGTTCTTCGTCAAGAAGCTGAGGCTCATATCTGTACCGAGCATGTTGCTGAAGATCACGGCCATGCAGGAGCAACTGAAGTTCCTGCAATTAAAGCGGTCTCCAGATTGCCCGATCAGTTGGGACACGGTATTCAAGAAGCTCGACATTGCCAATCCAAAAGAAGAGATGCAAAAGTATTTCAAGGAGCAGTTAGAGCTTACGAAGATGAAGCTTCTAGCGGCGGCTCTCGCTCAGCAAGAAATGAAGAAGCTTGGTCTGCAACCTCCAGAAGAAGGCGGAGGCGCTGGCGGAGGCAAGGGTGGTGGCGGCAAGGGAGGAGGCGGTGGAGGTGGAGCACCACACGCCGGAGGCCGTCCACCTTCAGGTCAGCGTGGGCCGAGGCTCGCGCAAAAAGGCGGAGCAGGCGGTGAGGCGAGAACGGTTGTGAAGGAATCGAGTTAGGGATACAAGGAGATTGGATGACGATCAAGGTCAAAGTTCAAAGGGATTACTTGAAAACTGAGGTTTCGTTGGACCTTCCGGCAAGTGTGTCGGAAGCAGACGAAATCATGCGGACGATGGAGAGCAACGGCAAGATGGTTGTTCTCTACAATGGCGGTCACGTTGCTGGAATAAACTTGGAGCAGAATACGAAGCTGAACGAGACGCAGTCCGAAAAAGTTCGCCATTTAATTGCGATCAAGGATGAGATTCTGTAGCGCATGGACGCGCTCGGAAAGCGCAGTTACAAGAAACTCTTAGACTTATCTAAAAATTTTGCTTGACAAGAATTTGGATAGGGTCTAAGTTACGGAATTGAATCATAGCGCGTGCCCCCCTCCTTTGGGAACAAGCGGCGGCTAGAGCGAAACGGCTCAGCCGCCGCTTTCGTTTGCAACCAACTTCAAACCACAAAGGAGAATCACCATGAAGCATCGCGTATCGCTCAAGGGAGCACACGTCAAGAAGGCCAAGGGCGGCAAGCGTCGCAGCAAGCGCCACAGCAAGAAGTCAGCCCTCAAGGCTTAATCCGGTAGCCAACCTCTGAACGGGAGTTAGAAGCACATGGCTACGACAGGAATGCCTTCGCCAGATCAGCAGAGTCCGAGCGCCGCTCCACCCTCACCGGGTGGCGGCGCTTCGGCTCAGGTGCCATCGTCAGGCGGCTCCCAGTCAGGAGCACCGTCCCAAAATCCTGCCAATCAAATCCAACAACTGCTAGGCAACTGGAGTAACGTCGCGCAGCAAGTCGCGCAAGCGTACCCGCAAATCGCTTCGCAGATGAACAAGATCGTTCAGGCGATAGGCGAAGCACAGACTGCGATGGTCACGCCTTCACAGCCGACGCCTAGCGCACAGCAACCAATGATGGGCTAACAAAATCCGGGAAAACGGTGAATCTGAAAGTGAAATTTCCAAAGCCAACACGGGAGCCGAGCGAGATCGATTGGGCGAGACTATCCGCCTTCATCGACGGAGAAGGTTCGATAACGATCGACAACAAGATGCACCCAAGCGGGAAAAGACTAACGTACCTGAAATTGGCCGTCTACAATTCCGATCCCCGTCTCCCGGAGTGGCTCCGCGAGAGATTTGGAGGAGCGATTTATTTAGTAGATCGCGGCGGACAAAACTGGGCGAAATCTTATGCATGGCAGGTCTCAGCCGCACTCGCAGCTTCGATATTGACAAATTGCCTTAATTTTTTTGTTATCAAGCGCGAGCAGGCAGAGATTGGGTTGGCTCACCAAAGATTGGTTTTTAGGCCGGGAATCAAGGGCCACGATCCAAAGAATTACGAGCATCGGTTGGAACTGAGAGATCAACTCTCAATGCTCAAAACACCCACTTCTCGTCGGAAGGACCTGCGGGAACAGCCAACAATTCAATAAACCGGGAGATATTGACTATGAAGACTTTAGGACAAGTTCTTTTACAAAGTGGCTGGACGCAGGAGCAGATAGACGCTCTTGATTCGAAAGCTGTCAACGGACTCAATACCGTTCTGACCACGGCATCTCAAGCAGAGGCGACCGCGATTCAGAAAGAGCAAGAAGCGACGGCGGCGGCGGCAAAGGCCGAAGCTGATCGCAAAGCCGCTGAAGATTCGGCGGCGGCGGCAAAGGCCGCACAGGACGCGGCAGAACTTTCCAAGCGCAGCGTCGACGAATTTTGGCACAACACCTACAATCCCGGCATCGCGCAGTGGGAGAAGGAACGCAACGAGTTGACGAAGAAGGCCACGGACGCAGCAGCCGAAGCGGCGTTCTATAAGACACAGAGAGAAGGCTACCTGAAGGAGTTCAAGATCGATCCGTCAAGCGCGCCGACCTTCGTTGCCCCGACCCCGGACCCAAAGAACCCTGCCAGTCCGCCGACACCCGGCACTCCTCAGTTTGTCGACCCGAACGTGGTAGTCAGCCGCGTCGGTGACGGCATGAACGAACTTCTGAACATCCAGTGGAAGTACCAGTCGCTCTACGGCGGCGCACCGCTTCCAATGGCCCCGAGCGAACTCATCACGCAGGCGACGGCTTTAAAACTGAGCCCGATGGAGTACGCGTCGAGGACGTTCAAGTTCGCCGAGAAGGAAGAGGCGGCACGCCAAGCAGCGGCCAAGGCCCACGACGATCAGGTCGCGGCGACGGCGACAGCGGCCAAGGACGAAGCGCACAAGCTGGAGCTTCAGAAACTTCAGGACGAGTTCAACGCGAAGGAACGGCTCCGCGCCGAACAAGCTGGAAGCAATGGCGATGTGAAGTTGCCTCCGGGATCATCGAAGTTCGCCGATTTACGGCGTGCGACGAGTGCTGGCGAGCGGCCCGATCCGACGAAGTTGACCCAACAACAGCGCAGAGAGTTGACGCTCAACAACATCCACAAGGCTGTCGAAGAGCGCGAGCAAGCAGTAGCGTAAGAAGTTCGATTGAAATAACGGCCTAACAAGCCAAAAGGAAACCAAAATGCCAACGACACCGACCGATCCTCTCTTCAACGAAATTGATTCTTCGAACTTGGAGAGCGTCCGCAAGGAAGTAGTCTGGAATAACTTCTTCGTCGGAACTCCGTTCCTCGAAGAGCTACGCCGTGCGGGAGTAGCCGATCCGTACCTTGGCGGCGCTGGCATGACCGAGCCCTTCCTCTACGGTCGTCCGCAGGGAGCAGGCGTCAATCCGGGTCAGACGATCACGGTAACGCGCCAGCAGATCACCGACAAGCTGAAGTTCTACGAGAAGGGGTACGCGTCTTGGTTCCCGATGGACGACTGGGAAATGGACGACGGCTCCGGCACGGGCGGCGTCATCAACTCCGGTCCCTCGCGCATTTTCGATCTGTATGCGATCTTCATGGAAGCTCTCGTGATGCAGATCAACACCATGCTCGAAATGGACTCGTTCCGCCACGGGCAGCAATCTTCATCGACCGTTCAGGACAACCGCTACAAGGTGTCGAACGGCTTGGACGAGGCCCTCAACAACGGCATCGACACGTCGCTGTACGGCAACCGCTACACCTCTTACGGCCAGCAGGCTCGTAACGGCGCGGTTGGCGTTGCGATCAACACGACGCCGCTCTACCTCGGCCAGCAGGTTACGACCGGAACGGCGGCAGCGCCGTCAACGAGCAACCCCGGCCAGATCAACTTCGGTTCGTTGATCCAGCTTTGGTCGCAGTGCAAGGTCACGGGCGGACAGCCGAAGTTGGGCATCACGAACGTCTTCGGCTTCAAGGCCATCGCGATTGCGCTCGATGCATACCGGCGCGATATTTCGAACACGAAGCACGACATCACGTGGGACGCGCTCGAATTCAACGGGACGCAGATTTACTCCGATCCCCTCGCACCATCCGCTACAGCGCAGTACTACATCCCGCTCAGCGGCAACGCAGGGGCTTCCGGCAACACGTCCTTGGTCGACGGCGTGGGATCAAACACCACGACGATTGCTTACACGACTCCGCAGTTCTTCAGCACCACAGGCGCACCTTCGCTTCTGTCGCCGACGAACTCTGGTTTGCCATCGAACTCGATCATCCAGCCGTCCGAGGCCGTCTACTTCCTGACGCCGAGCACGTTCAAGCTCAGGACCACGGACAAGCCGGGATGGAACTTCGGCGTGCGCAGGACGAGCCAGTGGAACAACGTGAGCGTCGACACGATCTTCATGCGGTTGGCAACGAACCTGTACTGTAACCAACCACGTCAGAACGCATATGCCTTCGGCTTCACCGCCATCGGCTAAGACTGAGCGAAGCAGTTTTTGATTGACGGAACGAAGTAGTCAAGGAGAAACAAAATGCCATTTCAGCCAGCACTTCCTACATGGCTTGCTCTGAACAACGTGAACAACTCGTCGCCCTCCGGCATGACCGATCCCATGACGGGATTCCCATACGAAGGCGGCGGGCTGAATCTCGGCGATTACTTCGACCTGACCAACGAGGAAGCTGCAACCGCCTACACGACGAACGGCATTCTCTACAATGGGCGCTACCGTTTCGTGCAAGTTGACTCGGGCGCGACCGCCGCAAACGTGAAGACGGGAACAGTCGGCTATGTGCGCTCTGGATCGACGGTCAAGTCGGTCATCGTCCTGACCCAAGGAACCGGCCAGACGGTCGGCACCTACCAAGTAGCGGCGACCGTTGGAAGCGGCGGTGGACAGGGAGCAATCATCCAAGTCATCGTCACTTCTCCCACAGCGATTTCTGTCTCTGTGCTCAACGCAGGATTCGGATACGTCTCCCCGCCGACTTTCACCTTGGCGACGGGCGGAACTCCGGGTACCGTGGTCGCACAGTTGGGTCTCGGCCAGAACGTGGTCACGAGCGCGGACATCGCGTTGACCCCTTCAGGGACAAACGCTGGCATCGGTCCGGTTCATCCTGTGATCTTCCTGAACTCCATCACTCCGGGCAATTACGGCTTCGTTCAGGAGAGCGGTGTGGCGACGGTTCTCGCAGCCTCTGGAGACACGCAGGCGCAAAGCCAGAACGCTCTTCCGTCCACGAGTTCGGCAGGCGAGATGGTCGCGTCATCGGCGAGCTACAGCATTCTCAATCTCGGTATCGTCATCGATCCGGTGACTGCACCGCTGGCTCACACTCCGTTCAAGATTCAGATGACAACGCCAATCTTCCAAGACTAAATGCAGGGGAGAAGAGGAAGAAACGATGATTCTCAATACGCTTACTCCAGTCTATTACCCGAACTGGATCGGGAACCGGCAGGTTTATGTGGGAACGGGGACCGGACCGGCGTCCTACAACGCCACGAATGGTGATCCATTGTCGGTTAACTTCACGCCGTTCTTCGTCGATTCTGTCCTCGGCCCCTGCATTTCCGTGAGCGGGAACTACATTGTGTTCCCTCAGATTTCGGTATCCGGCAAAGGTGGAAGCTGGATTCTCTACTGGTACGCTTTCAACAAAGCCACTGGAGCGTTGACCACCGCATCAGCAGCCAATCTTGCGGCGGAAGTCGTTCAGTTGGGTGTTGTCGGCGGTCCGTAAACGACTTTTCACAAGGTCTGCTAGACCCCTCCCGGTTGCAGACTATCAAGCGCCTCCCTGCGGAACCCAATCGCCGTTGGGAGGCGTTTTTACTAAGGAGAAGAGGACATGAAGAAGATCAAGATTCGCAATCGCAAGGGCGTCGAGCATCGTTACGCGAAGCACGCGGTTTCCACGAACGCGCACAAGAAGGGGAACCTGAAGCTGACGGTCGCGAAGGCTAAGGGCGGCAAGAAGCACAGGAAGGGTTCGCACAAGACCCTGCTGACGTAAGCCGGAGCCGAAAATGGCGAAGCCCAAGGCAAGTTCGAAGCACCTGCTTATCGGCGCGGGCACCAAGTCGCTTGGCAGACCAGATGTCGTGTTCCCGAAAGGCCGCATGAGCCGGAAAAGCGGGAACGGCAAGACAACTTCGCGCAAGAAGCGTGTTTCGGGGAAATAGGCACATGGCGACCACTGGACGCATTCTTCCGAAGGCTCCAAAGGACAGAATCCCGCCTCCAGCAGGCAAGGATGATCGCTTCTTGGAGAAGATCGGGCCGCGAAATACTCGCTACAACGAGACGGTACGAGCGAACAACAAACGCGTCAAGCGTGGGCAACTCAAATCTATCAAGAAATTCCCGCGCGGCAAGGCGGGCGACAAGATTTGGAAAGCCAAAAAGCGTGTGGCGGGGAAGTAGGAGTGGAGTGTGGGGAGTGTCAGTCGTAATCGGAGCGCGGAAAATTGGTGCAAGCAAAGTCGCCGAACAATTCGATGGCCTTGCGGTCGTAGGCTCGCGCTGCGTCAATCGGATCATCAAAATACCCAGCATGGTATTTCTTCCCATTAACGAGAAGCTGAGCCCTCCATCGATTGTTCCAAACCACACCTTTATATCCAGACGTATTGTGTTTTCTCTTCTCACAGTTCCCGCCATTTTGGGAAACTGTGGATGGACGCAAATTGCTCTTCACGTTATTCAGAGTATTGCGGTCTGCATGGTCATTTATCTTTCCATTGCTCATGACTTCGTTCTGCATGGCGATCATACGTCTTGGCGGTCCATCCTTGACTTTGCTGTAGCGGCGGGCATAGTAGGAACGTGTGTACTTATTCCAAGTCGCCATCCAATTATTAGCGCTAATTCTCTCGTACTCAGAGGCATCAACTCTGGCCGTTTTACCTTTTGTGAGGGGAATGAGTTTGATAGACTGATCGAGCGGCTGCTCAACAGGGTGACGTTTCACTCTGGGCTCCATAGTCTCTCCGTGAAAGAGATTGTGCAGCAGAGAGCCGCACTGATTTCTGATTTTACCATGATCGGAGGCAGTTAAATGGCCTTCGTGAACATGGTGCAAGAGATGCTTGGAGTGCCGGGAATGAATCGCGGGCTTGCCGCGACAAGGATTAACGAGGCATTTCAGAAAATACAAAATGAGAACGTTTTTTCCTTCCAGTGCATCACCGGAGGATGGTTAACCGCTAATCTTCTCGGGGGACCAACCTCCCAAAACTCGTTCCTGAGCCCCGGCACGATCACGGTCAATCCATTCAGCACAACCATCACCGCCGACGTGGCCGCGACGATGGCGTGGGTCGCGCCAATCCCCTATCCTCCGTTCCTCACCCAGCAGCAGATCAGGTGCCCAAACTACTCGCTCTACAACATCATCGCTTTGGGGAACAACGGGACGGTCGCATACGTCACGACGCTCACTCCGGGCTCGGGACAGACGCCGGGAACCTACACCGTGCCGATCACAGACCTTAGCGGCGGCGGCGCGGCAGCGACCGTCATCATCACCGTCGACGCGAGCGGGGCGGTTACGCTTCCGACGATTGTCAATGCTGTGGGAAGCAACTACCAGACCCCATCGATCACGTTCGCCGAGGGAGGAACTCCGGCCACGTTCTCGGTCACGCTGATCGCGACGATCACGATTGACCGGCCTTGGATGGAGCCTCCGCAATTCAACGGCCCGTATGCGATCTACCAAGCCTACTATCCAGCGCCGCCGAACTTTAAGCGCTGGTTCAACATTAGGGACACAACCAACGACGAGGCGATGAACTGGTGGGATTACACGCAGATTGATCTTTCGGAAGAGGACCCACAGCGCGAGATATTCGACCAGCCTGAGTACGTTGTTCCGTTTCAGATCGACAACAGGCCGGGGAGCCCGACGCTCGGCCAGATGCTTTTCGAGTTGTGGCCGCATCCGATTACCCAGTTGCCTTACACGTTCGCGTGCCAAGCCAATTGGCCTGCGCTAACGGCTCCTACCGATACTCTTCCGTACCCTCTCACCGAAGAGCTTGTGAAGGAGAGAGCTTACGAGATGGTGTCGCTGTGGAAGGAATCTCAGAAGGGCGACGACATGGAGCGCGGCTCCGGAGCAAACTGGCAATTCCTTGTTCAGGCTCATCACGAGGAGTACAAGGACTTGCTGAGACAGATCAGGATTATGGACCGGCACTTGATGGAGTTGTACTTCACAAAGGCCGGAATGAGCGTACCGTTCAACGCAGGCGAGCCGTTCACGAACACAAACGGCAGCGCTAACGTGGGCATGTGGTAATTTTATGACGATTCGCAAAAGCAAATTCGCCATGCTGTTCGCGTTCGGCCTCGACGCGCCGATCTATGGCTTTTTGTTTGTCATCTTCTTTATACTGTCCAAGATAAGTGCGTTTACCATTAGTGTTTATGTACACAATCCAGACCTGATCTCGTTCGCGCCAAGAAACTCCAGCGTGGCCGCTGTTTGTGTTCTTGTAGACGCCGCGATTTTGGCGGTTGCCGTTTTGATTGGTCACACGAAGATTGATTCTGCGGTTGTTAAGAGTATCGCCATCCCAGTGGTCTACCTGCACATTTGGATCGGTTATGCCAAGAATGTATCGGTGCATTCCCGTTCCACCATGCGTGCCTCTGGCATAAAAGCATTTCGTGTGATCGTCCCAGAGAGCAACCCAGTTTTTTATCATCAACCTTTCGTAGTCGGTTGCATCGACAACGGTTGTCTTGCCTCTAGTCAGCGCGATTATTTTGATAGACTGATCGTGCGGTTGGACAACAGGCTCTCGCTGGACGCAGTATTTGGCGGGACGCTTGGCCATGATTCCACCTCGAATGGAATTGCGGTGTTCGACCGCTTTTCCATTCTACCGCAGCTTGAAGGAGGTTTTTAGTGCCCACATATCCCGGACCCGGTTTAGCAACGCTTCTTCGTGTCAACCGCCAAGGATTCTTGTGGAACGTGGAAACGGTTCCTGCGGGGACCTTTCCGGGTTCGCTGAGTCAGGGGTTTTTGCTGGAACGTCTCGACAATGCTTTCTACCCGTGGGGAGCTTCGTTTGAAGTGATCTTCTCAGCAAATCCCGGAACCTTCGAAGTAGATATTTTAGGTGCCAACATTGACGCGGCACCGAACTACATCCAACTGGCAAGCATCAAGAGCACGGGGTCTACTGGCCAAACCGGAACAAATGGATTTGTCTGGCGCTACGACATGGCGAGCAATCTATGGCCAAAGTATGTCGCGGGGTGGATGGCCAGCTTAACCAATGCAGTTAACGTAACACTGATGGTAACTAGGTAACACAGGAGGAATCAAATGGCTATTGGCATTAACAATGTGACATCAACGGTTAACTCGATAACCATGAACATAGCTGGAGATGGCACAAGCACATCGATGTCGTTCGATCTCAAGAAGGCTCCATTCAATCTTGTATTCAATGACAACCCTCCAGTAGCGGTGGTAAACGATCTCGGTATTGGCGGCAGTTCCGTCAGCATTTCCGGAACAATTGTCGTTGTGACGTTCTCTTCTGCTCCGGGTAATGTCAACAATTGCACCATCTTCTTGACCTACATCGGCCTGAGTTAGAACATTGGCCGCGTGGATGAAGTCTATCGGGAACGCTGTTTTGGTAACACTCACCGTAAGGAGGTAACATGAAGCGCCTGATTTTCCTACTGACGTTGCTCGCTCCAGTCTCGGTGCTCGCTCAGGCCACGGGATCGATTCAGGGATACTGCGACCTTGGTGGAAGGCAAGCCACAATCGCCGGACTCAACTCATCCAATTATCTTCAAGGGGTGATTCCACACTGTCTGGTCAGCGTTTACCTCACGGACTCCCAGACTCTCGCGACGATCTACAAGGACGGAAGCAACACACCGCTTACGAACCCGTTCAAAGCAACGACCATCTCTTCGACACAGACCGGGCACTGGCTCTTCTATGCGGCGCAGGGACAAGGGTACGACGTTCAATTGAGCGGCGGTGATCCACCTCTCGTATTCCCATCCCCGGTTGTGGCGGCTGTTGATGTATTTGCGAGTGGCGGTACCGGAAGCGGAGGCTCATGCTCACCGAACATCATCTCCGCTGGATGCACAGGTGGAACCTCAGCGCCAGCCGCACAAGCCAACATTCTCGGAAATCCAGCGGCGGGTCTCTACGCCATCAATTGCACCAGCAGTTCTGACTGTCAGCCGTCTATTCTCTCCTCCGCTTTCTTCTACCAGACCGTCCAAGCGAACACCGTTTCCCTCACGCAAGAGGCTAGGCTGAATCTCAAGTCCGGTTCCAACTCCACGGTAAGCTGCGTGGATAATCCCGGAAATAATTCGACTGACTGCACGATTAGCTCAACTGGTGGAAGCAGCGTCACTTGGCCTACATCGGGAGACTTAGTGATTTCTAACGGAACGAATACACCTACTGGCCTTCCCCCTCAACTGAACCTTTGTCTCGGCGGCGTCGCGGGGCCGGTATTCGGGGATATGCCGTGCGTGTCATCGCTGACGACTACGGGGTCGAGTGGCGCGGCTGCCTTTAACACGGTGACCGGCGCGCTCAACATCCCGGTCTATTCGAGTGGCGGTGGCGGAGGATTTACACCGGCTAATGGAATCTTTGCCGGAGACAGCGTCAACGATGACGACGGCAACGTGATCGAGCCGACGTTCGCCTTGACGGGATTCACCTGCACGGGCGTCACATGCACGGTGACAAACAGCGGGACGAACAACCTGGCCGCTGGCGATTGGGTCAACATGCGTTTCTCGAGCGCGTGGACTTCGACCTTCTCAGCACCGACCGACATCAGCTATTCGACCGGATACACGCTTTTCAAGGTACTCTCATCCGGCTTAAGTTCTACGCAGTTTGAGTTTAGTTTTGCCAGCAGCGGCACCTGCGCCTCAACCTGCGGCGTCGCAGCCAAGGCCACATATAACCTGCCTTTCAACACGGCGAATCTGGCCGGGCTCAGTGGCAAACTGACGCCCTATGTGGTGATCCCGAATCCTGTCACCGAGCAGGCGCTCAACACCTATTACTCGACAATCCTGCACCCACTGAGCGAGGCAGTGACCGGCCAGCCGACCTACTTCATCTTCGGGCAGTTAGAAAACGATGCCTTTGCGAACGGTTGCACTTCGGCTGCAACGATCGAGGCGGCGCTTAACTCCCTATGGGCGCAGGTACATGCCGACAGCAGCTCTGTGGTGGTCTGGAGCACGAACGCCGTCAACCTCGGGCAGACCGGCCTCGGAATCTGCTCCTCCGGCTACCAGACCCTGATCGCGCTGGAACAATGGCTGCCTCTTCAAGGGAAGAGCGCGGCGAATCAGGCCAGCGGCCAGTATTGGGATGGTTTCGTTGATGTGGCTCGTGTGGTCAACGATCCGGGAAACTCATCGCTCGTTGCCGGGAACGGCGGATTCGGCCCAGGCGGCGTGAACCTGGCAGCGGCAAAGATTGCGAATGTGCTGCTCTCCGGCGTGAGTGACCCACTGGACAAGCGGAGCGACTATTTTGGTTCGGCACCCGGAGTCGCGGGGGTAGGTAACGGCTTCATGCAGATTCCCACTTACGATTCTGTTTACACCTATCAGTGGTTTTCCGCTTCATCGGGAAGCACTCTCGGCTCGCAGATCATGTCTTTGGGAACGCTATTCGGTTACCAACACCTGACTGTCAATTCAGATTCTCCAAGTACCTTCAACAGCACTAGTCAAAACAGCGGAAATCATTATCCTTCTACGGCGGCGGTGCAGGAGCCTAGCAGTTCGAGCACGGCTTTTAACTACCCCATTTTTGGCGTGTTAGGCCCGAATATGCCAACGGGCTATTCGATAAAGGAAGACCTCGGAAGAGATAATGCAACGAACGATGTGTTGAGAATGCAATTTTATTATGCCGGTGCGGGCTCAGCTTCTAACTATGCGATTTTCGGATTGTATGGGGCAAACGGTTTATCGATTGATGGCAACGGAAATGTTGTCATTCAAGGGCTTTCTCCTTCGACAAGCCCCATATGCCCACACGGAACGGGCGGCGCGTTGACAACCAGCGGCTGTGCTAGCGGTAGCTCGGGCCTCTCGGGCATGACAGCGACTCAGGTTGGTGTCGCTGGGTCATCCAGCACGATCACCAGCAGCAAGGCTATTGCGGGTACTGGAGCGGGGCTGGCATCGGGACCAACTTCTGCAACTGTGGCAGGAGATGTAGTGACCTACGTGGACACGGCTGGCACACAGCAGGATAGCAGCACGCTCCTCTCATCGCTGGCTCCGAAGGCCAGTCCGACCTTCACAGGAACGCCAGCGGCCCCTACTGCGACGGGGGGCACGAACACGACGCAGCTTGCTACCACGGCTTTCGTGCAGGCGGCTATTGCGGCGGCTGGGACGGGCGCAGGCATCGTCACCTATTCGGGACCGGCGCTGACTTTTACCGGGACGTTGTACTTCCCTATCGGCGGCGGCGGCTTGTCGAGTGCGACCGAGACGAATGTGGATATCGATTCACCGGCAGCGGTCACCATTCAGAACATGACGGTGCAATTGAGCACCGCCCCGGGCGTTGGAAATTCGATTGCTTTCACTTGGCGCAAGAATGCTTCGAGCCAAACGCTCACCTGTACGATCAGCGGAGCATCGGCTACTTCATGCTCAGACACGACGCACAGCTTTACGACGGCATCGCTCGATTTGCTGGATATTCAAGTTGTCACGACCGGGACCGTCGTTGGCACGCCAACTGTGGTTATGGCTGCGCAGGTTGGCGTTGCGGCCACCACGACGACTGCTTTTTCTGCCATCTCCAGCGGGACCAATACGAGTGCTGCGATGGCCGTTGGTTCGGGAGCCAGCTTAGCTCCGAGCGGCACGGGGACAGTCAGCGCAAACCAACTGAATGGCGTCCCTTTCTGCACCGGCTTTACACCGACGACGGGGCAGAATTTGCAGTACACGACCGCAAGCACCCCGAATCCTTGCTATACGGCGGCTGCTGGAGGAGGATCAACTGTAGTAGCCGCGCCGCCATACATCGAAATTGGCTCGACATTCTACGACCCCGATATGTTTGCTGTGACAAAACCAGTGATATGCGCTTCTCAGGTTTTCATTGGCACAGGGCCGACTTGCACAAACGGAACGAACGGGAATGTCGTTCTTAGCTCTACTGCGGCGACTACAAATTATTGGTCGAAAATTTCATTGAGCAGTTCTATCGATATTGATTTCAGGCAACTGTGCGCCGCTGTTGGCACGAATAATTGCAATGGAGGAATCTGGATTCACGACAACACAAATGGGTTAGTGTGGTCACTGAGTTGGCAGCAGGGAAATGCCTCTCTCTCTACAGCAACGCTCCAAATCGGAGAATATAACTGTACAAGCACTTGCCCCGGATCGGTTGCCCCATCTTTTGTGAGTAGTGTTGTTTATCAGGGCGCGGAGTGGTTTGGATCAAGTATTCATTTGAAGCTGTCTGTTTCAGGGACGATTCTCTCATATCTGGTTTCGACTGACGGAGGCGCTACCTATCAGACGATAGGAACTCAGACAGTCGGCACAATTGATTTTGGGGGGATTGCTTTCTATAGCGGATTAGGGACCATTGCAGAGATAAATCTGCTTAGCACGAGCGTCATCTGACAAATAAGGAGACACATGAAACGCATTTTCGCGGCACTCTCGGTTCTGGCTCTTGCGGCCCCGCTTGCCGTGTGCCAGGCGAAGGTGACGACGTGCGAAGTGAATCTGACGTGGGATGCGCCGCTAAGTTCTCCTGATCCCGTTTCCAGTTATGACGCCTTCCGCGCTCCAAGCGGAGGAACTTCATATCAGCAACTCAATACAACAGCGATCACGTCAACTACCTATAGCGATCTGACAGTTCAAGCATCTACCTACGACTACATTGTCGAGAGTGTCGATGCGAGTGGAGTGACAAGCGCGCCTTCGAACGTGGCTAGTGTCGTAGTTCCAGCCTTACCGCCATCACCGTCTAAACCAACCGTAAAGTTCAACCCGTAGGGAGGAGTTCTATGAAGTCGATAAATCTGAAGTTCGCATCATTGCTGATTTTGCTTTTCGCAGCCGCTGGCTGTAAGCCACAGGCCCCGGTCTCGCCACCGCCATCGGCAACTGTAAATTGGACTGCTCTCCCATGCCCGACTGGATATAGCTGCGGCTACATCGTCAGTTCGGCCACATGCACGAGCGCCACAGTATGCCCAACACCATCCAGCAGTGGACCGTACACGCCAAAACAGACGGCGAGTTCCCCGCTCACCACAAACACGTACACCGACACAGCGCCACCGACCGGAGTATACGAAGCCTACACGGTACAGTTTGTGGAGACGCCAACTGGAGGACAACCAGCAACCGGAGCACCTTCTCCTGCGTCAGCACCCGTGTTGATTGCGCTCTATCCGGGCACGCCGGGACAGCCTTCGGTAACATCTGTGGCCGAGCTTGCACCTCCGCTTTTTCCAGACGCTTCGGAACAGCAAGTCGCAAGCAACTCGATTCCTGTTGCGGTACGTCCAACAGTTAAGATTTCATACCCACGTCTGTAAGTTGAACGCGATCTATAATTACGTTCGAGAAAGGTAAGAAAGTGGGCACGACAAGCGAGGCAATCGTGGCAGAACCTAAAACAAATAGCGAAGGAATGGCTGAGTGGATGAAGTGGGGCATATCCGCGCTCGTTTCAGCCCTCACCACGACTGCTCTGGGAGCGTGGTATATGTCAGCCACGCTCACCACTATAAACGACCATCTGGATCGCCTCGACAGCGGAGAGAAGGCAATCATGGAGCAACATGCGGCGCTCTCGGACCAGATTTATACGATCAACGAGGAGCAGAATATCGTGATCACACTGCTGCATGATGAGCATACAAGCAGGATTCCGCTTCCGAGTCCTTCGAAGCACGATGGGTTTTCCGACCGTTAGGAAAGGTGAAAGAGATGGGAAACTGGATTCAGCTACTTGCTCAATTGGTCGCCAGCATCCTTGAACGCGCATTTGGAACCAAACCAAATACCTTGCTGACAATCACAGGGATCATAGGTGGCGTCGCTGCCATTTTAGCGGCGCTTCCAAGTTCGGTGATTCCGGCCAAGTACCAACCATACCTCATAAGCGCCGCTGGGTTTTTCTCCGTCTTGGCTGGCGTGCTCGGCTACGGGAAGGGCACCACGCCGCCTCCACTCGCGCCGCCGTTGAACCAGACGAACGTGAAGCCGCTGTCGCCGCGATTCAACTGTCATCCATACGTGAAGCGCCTTGCCGCTGGAGTCCCGACCGCGTCTGGTGCGTGGGAAGTTGATGACCTTTGCGCTGCCTACGAGTGGCCGACCGGTCTGAAAGGGGGAGGAACCATCGGGATCGTGGAGCTTGGCGGCGGGTGGGTGCAATCGGACATTGACGCCTACTTCCAGTCCATCGACCAGCCATCGCCATCTCTGACAGATGTGTCGGTCGATGGAACGAAGAATTCTCCGGGTAACGACAATGATATGGAGGTTGCTCTCGATATTGAGGTCGCGGGTGCCGCCTACTTCGTGGCCACCGGCAAGCCAGCCACCATTCGCGTGTACTGGTCACAGGACATTGCTTCGGCGGTCGCCAAGGCTTCCAAGGATGGCTGCGCCGTTTGCTCTATCTCGTGGGGCGCTGACGAAGCCGCATGGGGATCGGAAGCTTGCAAGCAAATGGATGCTGCAGCAAAGGCCGCGACCGATGCCGGGATGGTAGTGTTTGCCGCTTCCGGAGACAATGATTCAAGCGACGGCGGTCGCAATGCCGCCAACGTGGATTGCCCAGCGTCATGCCCGCACGTGGTGGGATGCGGCGGCACGTCGAAGACAGCAAGCAGCGAGACGGTTTGGAATAACAACCCCGGCAAAACGGACGGCTCTGGAACTGGCGGCGGATATTCCACCATTTTCCCGGCTCAGGCTTGGCAAGTAGACATCCCTCCAGCGCCCAAAGGTCTGGGCCGCATGGTCCCCGATCTTGCCGCCAACGCCGATCCCGATACTGGGTACCTAATTTTTCAAGGGGGGCAGCAACAGATTGTTGGAGGAACGAGCGCCGTGGCACCGTTGTACGCTGGCCTGTTCGCGGCGTGGGGTAGGAAGGTTGGATTCATCTCGACAAGGCTTTGGGATCATCCACCCTCTTTCACGCTCATTACCACGGGCGGTAACGGCCAGTACGAAGCTGGGCCGAAGCCGAGCCCATGCACTGGTCTGGGTGTGCCAATCGGGAAGAAACTTTCACAGATTTTTTGAGGAGCATTATGAATCGTAGAATGTTTTTGCAACTCTCAGGAACCGGTGCAGCGGTCGCGGTGGCGGCACCGACCGTATTGCTGACGACTGGATGCTCGACAGCGTGGATCACGACGGTCATCGACGATATACCGGTCGTAATCAACATCGTGAACAGCGTGGTGTCGGTGATCGCTGAGGCAACCAGCAATGGGGGCCTGCCTGCAAGCGTCGCAGCGGCTCTCACGACGGCCATGAACGTTGCGATTGCCTCGCTCAACGCGTTCCAAGACGCGGCCAACGCCTACAACGCGAACAAGTCGCAGGGCAACCTAAACGCGCTGATTGCGGCACTGACGAAGGTACAGAGCGACGTACAGGGCGTCATCGCAACTCTCCCGGCTGGATCAGTATCGCCATCCATCGTCGCCGTGATCGTAGCGGCTTTGGGAACGGCCATCTTGACTCTGTCCAGCATTCAGGCGCTCATTCCCGGCGCAGCGCCAGCAGTGGTGACGGCGAGGGCTGTGGCAGCGGTCGCGACAGGCAAGGTCGAACCGCCTAATGCGGCCACTTTGAAGTCCAGCTTCAACGCGGTTCTCGGGCTTCACGGATACCAGAAATTCCAATTGCAATAAGATCGAGGCGAACGATGAAACAAGGATTGATGACCAAGATGCTTTGGGCCGGGATCGCGTTGCTGGCAATTTCGACAGTCGCCAGCGCGCAATCCGGCCTCGTTTTTTCGAGTGCCGCCGAGGCTACGGCTCTCGACTACCAGAAGTCATGGACAGCCGCCACGCATACAACAGAATCACTTGACCTGATCGATTGGGGAGTACAGAAAGGGAACAGCCTTTCAGTAGAAGGCCACGAAATTACGGCGTCGCCATTCAACGCATACTTCGGAGGTGTTCGGTACTCGCCCGATCTCTCGGCGTTATTCGCGAAGACAAACCTGCCCGCAGATTCGTTCCAAATCTTCATCCAAGGAGCGGGCGGACTGGCGACATTCACAGCGAATAACCAAATCGCTTTACTCTTCGGCGGTGGAGCGTCCTATCGGATCACTCCGAATCTTCAGTGGTCCACGCTCGACATACACTTCATGCGTGTCGGATCGAATAACGCAATCGAGATGACGAGCGGGCTCGCGTACTATTTCAACCCGCAGGCAACGAAGAGCATGGCGCTTCGAAGGATGATTTTGCACAGGGCGATGATCAAGGCCGCGACAGCAGGGATAAAGTAGGTGTCGGATGACTCTTCAGGATCAGGTCGTAGGTGCTATCTGTGCATGGAAGGAAGCGCGCGGCGGTGGCGCGCAAGGGATGCATTCGATCCTGAACGTGCTCGTGAACCGCGCGGCCAAAGCGAAGAGCAGCGTCTACGAGGAGGCGTTGCGGCCTGAGCAGTTTTCGAGCATGACCACACCCGGCGATAAGGAACTTGGAATCGGCCCAAACGCGCTCAACGCTCCAGACTGGAGTGCCTTCATCACCTCCCTGTCGCTGGCCGCTGACATCTCCGCAGGGGTGCTTCCAGATATCACAGGTGGCAGCACCCTCTACTACAACCCAAAAGGCATCCGGACGACGGCAACCTTCACACTTCCAAGTGGCACCGTGGTGCCGTTCCCGGAGGGCTGGAATCCTGCGGTCGTGACTTACCGGTGCGAGATCGCTGGGCAGTTATTTTTCACGGAGAAGTAGGATGCCAACCGAGACGTTCAAGAGCGAGGAAGCCTACCGCGAGAGCCGCGCGTACACGCACATCCACGGCATTCCCACGCACGCCGAAAAGGTTTGCATCAAAGGCAAAGGATGCCACAAGGTTCAGCACGGCAAGAAGCGCAAGAAAGCGCAGAAGAAGAGAGTATCGCGAAAGCGCTGATTTTCAGTGACAGCGGCTCTCGATTGCGGTATAAACAGCAGTGAGCAACGTGCCTTCCCGATCCCATCCTGACCGGCTCGGGAAACAAGCGGCGGCTCCGACGTAAAAGTCGGGGCCGTTTTTGTTTGGAGGAACATTGGCGTTTCCGTATTCAAAGCGTCGCTTCAAGGGAACCTGCCTCGCCTGTGGGAAGCCGCGCCGTGGCGAAAAATACTGCTCCAGGAGTTGCGCTGCACCCTTTAAGACTCACCATCCGAGGCCGAAGGTTTGGCTTGTGTGCTACGTGTGCGGGGTCGATTTTGAATGCTACAAATCAGTATCGAAAGATCGTCGCTACTGCACGAGAAAGTGTTCACGGGTCGCGGTCGGAATGATGCTATCGAAAGATAACAATCCGAACTGGAAGGGCGGAATTTCTGATCGCGAGTGGAAGAGCAGGACCGCAATCGCTCGCGTGAAGCGCAAGAGAAAAGCCTGCGAAAGATGTGGATCGACCGCGAATCTTCAGGGACATCATAGGCTTCCATACGCCGATTTCCCAGAAAAGCGAGACGCTGAGGAAAACATAGAAATCATCTGCGCCGATTGCCACGCGAAAGAGCACCCACATCTTGCAGGAATGATCATGATTCCTCGCCAGAGATCGGGAGTTTACCTCGAATGCAGATTTTGTAAAGCTAAGTTTTATCGTCCAAAATGTCACGCTTCAGGATCGAAATTCTGTTCCAGAAAATGCCAGTACGATTCATGGCGCGGAAAGAAGTGGGAGGAGATTCGATATGCCGCATAAGAAGAAGCACGCGAAGAAGTCAAAGAAGTGGATTCAGGGCGCGGTTAAGCACAAAGGGAGCTTGACCAAAGCCGCAGAGGCTCACGGAAAATCTACCACTGCGGAAGCTGAATCCGAAGCATCCTCGCCCGACAAGAGCAAGTCCGCGCGTGGTCGTCTGGCGCTGCGGTTCATGGGGAAGGCGAAGCACGGCAACATCAAGAAGGCCAAGGGCCGCAAAAAGCACCACGGCAAGCGCATCGCTTCGAAGGCGTAAACGATGGGGAGCGAAGTCGGGGCGACAAACTTGGAATCGGTGAAAAAAGCGTCGGCCTGCTGCGCTCCGAAGCTCTCAGGCAAAAAGAAAGGCAAGGGGACACGCAGGAAAATCGTGACGAAGAGGTGATGTGATGGCGAAGAAGCGGAAGAAGAGCAAAAAGTCAGCAGAGAACACGGCGTGTGCAGCGCCCATGTCGTCTCCGGACCGGAGCGCCAATGCTGGGATCGAAGAGGCCGAGAATGGCTTCATCGTCCGCGTGAGCAGCGAGGGCCTTGGAAAGGGCAAGAAGCACCAATACACGAGCAAGAAATTTGTCGCCACAGATCACCCGACTGCGCTGCGAATCGCCTCTCAGGGCTTCGCTGGCCTCGCGAAAAAAGTCAGCGGAAAGGGCAAGAAGGGCGGCAAGAAAAAAGTCTCAGTGAAGAAAATGTAATGAAGCCCGCGAGGGGAAATGGCAGGAACGTACCAATGGCTGAGCCTAACGACCGCTATCTCACAACTGGGGCAGAGGCTGAATATCTCTCCGTCTTCAACGTCGACGTGGACAACTGCCGAGTTGATCGTTTACCTCCAGCAAAGCCTTCGGCAGTTCAATGTGTTGAGCTACATGTGGAGACAGGATTTCACCTACAGCGACCCGACCAATGTCTGGAACTCGTTGGGGCAACTGGCAAACTCTCCTCGCCTCCGCACGATCACCGATGTCTACTGCTACACCGAGCTTGAGTACATGCTATTCGAGCCGCCAACGGGTGGGACGTGGACGGGCACAAATCAGTTCTCAATCGCGACAGTATCGCAAGCTCTTCAGACTCGCCGGGACGAGATGCTTCAGGTCAGCAATGCTAACCAGTCGCTGCTCTCTGGCATTGCGCTGACGCCGGGTACGACCAGAACACAACTTCCGGATACCGTCATCGACGTGGAGAGGGTGCGCTACCTTCCAACTGGAGGCACGCCCAACACACTGTACCGTGACGACACGGTAGCGCAGGAATTCTACGAGGCTCCTCTTTACCAACTGGCACCGGGAACGCCACAGACGTTCAGTCTGTCCTCCGAACCGCCGCTCACTTGGGATGTGGATGTAGCTCCGGATAATGCCGGAACCTACGAAGCCGTGGTCCTGCAATCTGGAGCAGCGTTCAATCCGCCCGCAGCGACCCCCATTGGCATCCCCAACGACTTCGCGTGGGTATTGGAGTGGGGAGCCCTAGCGGACCTTTTGGGGCACGAATCTGAGGCCACAGACAGGGAACGAGCCGACTATGCCTTGAAGCGCTACCAAGACGGGCTCCAATTGCTTTTGAAGACGCCATGGATCGAACTCGGAAAGGTGAACGGAGAAGCGGTGACAATCGACTCAATCGTATCGATGGACCGTTATTCTGCGGAGTGGGATTCGAATCCGACTGGATTCGGACCCGTGATCGTCTCGGGTGGCGTGGATTTCATCGCCGCTCCGCAGGGATCGGGAATCGGCGTCACCGTCCTCGCAAACGCGCCGTACCTCGACTCGACAAATACCTACGTGCAGGTATCGAGGTCGGACTGGGATACGGTGCTCGATCTTGCTCAGAGCCGGTGCCTATTTAAGCTCGGGGGCGGCGAGTGGAAGGCGGGTCTGGAGCTTGAACTGAGGGCGATTCAGGCGTGCGCCGCCGAGAACTCAAGGCTCCAGAGTATGGGAGCCTTCAGCGACATTCTCGTGGAGCGCGCTCAGACACAGGAACGTGACATGAACAGATACAACTCCGCTAACAAGAAGAATACCCGGTAACTATGGCGATCCGCTTCAGAGGTTTCGATCTCGTTCACCCCATCAACCGCCTCGCGGCTGGCTTCGCGACGCTGGCTACGAACGTTCGTGCCTACATCAACGGCGGATTCACGTTGCGCAATCCGCTCACGACTCCAATTGGTCCAGCGAGCCTTGGTTCGGAATCGGTGAGCACCGGAACGGTGTCGCAAACTGGCGGTGGAACGGCATGGACGAATCCATCTGACATCTTCTCGACGAGCGCCACATCCGCGCAGGTAAGCATCGCTCCGGGCGCAAGTTCGCAGACCTTAAACATTTCGGCGTTGGGGTTTGCGATACCGGCTACTGCGACGGTTACCGGCGTTGAGTTCTTGTTCTACAGCGGCTCCGGTTCTCTCCAGACAGCAAATGCAACGCTTCAGCCGACAGCAAATGGCATCGCCGCTGGACCTTCGGTCCCGACTACTCTTGGTGGAACGATAGGCTACCCGGTTCTATGTGGAGGGATGGGTAACCTTCTCGGCTTCGCGTGGACACCTACGAACGTCAATGGAGCAACTGGAATTGGTTTTCAAATCACTTGCGCCGTGGCTGGAGGCGGTCACTTTTTCGCTAACATAAGTCTTAATGCACTCGTCGTCACGGTCTACTACACGACCCAGATTCCCATCGCCCTTCCAGATGCTCCCTATACCATTCGTCGTCTGAACGACTCAACGCCTAATGGACCGTCTTCCGGTTATGCTCTGGTGATCGGCGCGGGTGGGAAGATGTACGTCAACAACACAGAGGTCGCCTCCGGACTCTCCGGAAACCCTGTGTCGCTGGTCCCGTTCCGCCCGAACGCTTCCGTTCAGCCGTGGATGTACGTTGGAGATTCGGCACCGCAGGGAGACGTAACGATCACGGCATCCGGGTTCGTCTGCTCGGGGATGTTGAAGATTCGATCTGACGGTCTGACTTACAAGATGGGCATCAAGGAGCCACAACTTGCGCCCGTAGTCTCGACTTCTTCGGGGACAGTGACCACGACAGGTACTCTGCTCGCCACGGATATCCCGTGGACAAACTACCTCGGCCAAAATCCATCCTTCAACTACGGCGAATCGCACGGTCCGCCCGACCCGACGCCAGACGGGACGCCACCGTTCATCATCGAAGTTCTAAACGCATCGACGGTCACGGTCACATCGTTGACCGGCACAGCAACAATCAATGGCGGTTTGAAGGTCCCTACTGATGCTGGTCCGGCTCCGGGACCAACAAACCCCGGTGGCTACGTGCAGGTTGGCGGAGTCGTTCCGGGCTCAGTGTCGGTGGTCGTCGGCGCGTTCACGGACGGCGCTGGCAACGTTCTTCCACTTGGCCTCGCTCCGCTCTACATCACTTCGGTGGTCGACGTGGGCGGCAACATCGGCGTTGCGATCCCAGTTCCCTTCGGGGCGGAGCAGTTTCAAATCGGCATCAACTCGACAGGCAACACGTTCTCCTCTAACTCTGGATCATTCGCACTCGTGGCTACAGTCACAACGAATGCACTGCCCACGACCACGGCTCTTCTTGGGAACCTGTCGCTCAGTTATTTTGACGACTCCCCGACGAGCGGAGGCGTCGCGGTGTATCTCTGGAGGAATCCGGATGATCCTTCGGGCTCCGGCCCATCGCACTCGATCAGCAATGCTGTCGGAACCACGACAGGCAATTCGCTCATCTTCGACGCCAACTTCGGTTCGCAGGCGGTCCCCGCTCAACCGACAGGCATTCCCGGACCTCCAAGCCTCGATGAATACTCGACCGCTCCATCTGTCATTACCGTGCCGATGCAGTGGTTCGATATTTCTCCGGAAAGTGTTGTACTCGGAAGCGCTCCTGTATTCCCGGCACCGCTGACAAAGACTTATCCAACCAACACGAGCTTCGACAACTTCAATTTCTGTCTGACAGGAAATATCTACTTTCCATCGGCAGGAAACTACACCTTTGTCCTCACGTACAAAGACGACATCATCTGGGGAATCGGAGGGGGCGTAACTTTGTTCTCTGCGTCTGGAGAAAGCTTTCAGTACGCATCCGGGAACCCGCCGACACTCTCATCGACCACCTCTCGGTCCACTACGCTATCTGAAGCCGGACAGTCGATCACAGTGGTGAGCGGTTTGCCGCTTCTTCCGCGCGTCACAGCGCTGTTCTCGGGCCATGGGCTTGGAGGAGTGGAGTCGCAGGCTACGGTCGTAGTAAGCGTCCCAAATGCTGGCGTATATCCAATCGAGGTCGATTACGACTTCTGGTACCACTCAGGACGCATTCTTCTCATCAATGTCTCAGCTACCGCTGGTGGAGCGCCGACACTTGTTCCGCCGCTCCCAGCCAGTGTTCGTCAGGAAACACAGTACCGCTATGTCTATCGCTCCTCGACGACTGGGGCATTGTCTAATCCCTCTCCAGAATCCGCGCCAGAGACGGTACCGGTCACGGCGAACACTGTCACTTCGTACTGGTCCAACGATCCGCAAGTCGATGTGGTGGATTACTATCGCGTCGACTCTACTACGGCAAATTTTACCTATGTGGCGACCGGGCCAAACGACGACTTAGGTGGTGGTGGAACGAACACCCCGATCACCGACTCGCTTACCGATACAGAATTGGGCACCCAGCTTTTGGAGTACGACAACTTTGAACCATTCCCATCGATTGATCTTCCGCAGAAGGGAACTTGCAGCGTCTCAGGTGGAGTGATCACTTGGGTTTCAGGTGGCGCGATAGGAGGTTCGGCAACTGGATTCAACATCCGTTGGCTCGGAGGAACGGTGATCCTGATTGGTTCACCGACATCTCTCCCGTACATCTTCATCGCGCGTCCAACGTCCACGACGACGATAGAAATACCCAATGTCCCGGATGGAACGAATCTCGTGTATGAGATTCCGGAACCTATTCTGGCAGCGCAGCCGATGCCTTACATTGCCGGTCCTACCGACAACATTCCGTTCGCTTGCGGGGTTGGTGATCCGTTACGCCCAGCAACCTACTACTGGTCGAAAGGCAACAATCTTGATTCGGCTCCTGACACTAACCAGCAGGACATCACCGATCCATCGGAGACTCTCATCAACCTCGTGATGACGACTGGAAAAGTGCTCTTGGGTTCGATCAAGAGGTTCTGGAACATCGTTCCCAACTTCTTCAATGCACTCGCCACGGCCACTGGCACTTCAGGATCGACTTGGAGCACACGCCTCACGCCGATTGATCGTGGTCTGTTCATGCCGCGTTGTGTGGCCGTTTCAGGTGGAGGAAACGTGTTCTTCCGCGTCGATGACGGAGTCCACGTGTCGGTTGCTGGCTTGTCATCGAAGTCGATCACAGATGAGACTCTCTATCCTCTCTTCTCGCATGAAGGTTCTATCCCAACTCCAGTCACAAGAAATGGCGTGATCATCTATCCTCCGGACGACACCCATCCACAATTCCAGCAATTCACCTACCAGAATGGGTATCTCTACTACGACTACGGCTACAACTTCAGCGGAACGATAGTTACGAATGTCAGCTTTGTTCCAGAGAATGCCGCGAGCGCTGGGAGCGGCATAGCGTGGTTGAACCCACCGGGCGCTCTGCTGTCTGGAACGCCAGTATCCGCTACGATCACGAGTTGGTCGGTAAGCGGCGGCGTAATGACATTCATATCCGATAACGATTTTGTGGCTGGAGAAGCGGTTAATTTTGCGGACATGGTGGCTGGTTCATTTCTTAACGGAATTCCGCTGGTTGTAATATCTTCTGGTTTGAGTTCAACGCAGTTTTCGGCGGTCTTCCCCTATCCAGACACGGGAGCGACGGCTGATTCCGGAAACGCCACTCCAGCCATCCCTAACTATGCGTCTCTTTCGATTCCGAATCCTCCGTTTACTCCTGACGCTGGAGAATATGTAGCTTATTCTCTTCCAACCGCTGCACTACCTCCAAACAGCGGATTCACTACGTTCGCCGGAGCAAAGGCTGGAATCGCGTCGGCAAGCTGGATTGCAGGCGGAGCCTGTGGCACGGCTAATACCGGAACTCCAGACACTCCATTCCTCACCGACGTGGACTGTGGATGGAGCGGTTTCACGGTTCCCACTCTCCCCGTGGGTGCTGTCATCACCAGAATCTATCCTGTGGCAGTCATGGCGAATTTTGAAACAGCCAGCGGTTTTTATTTTGTTCTATCGGGTGGTGTTGGTGTCACAGAGGTGTGGAGCGAGTATGTTACAGCGGACGGCCAATATAGTGCTCCCTCACCAGCAGATTCATTGGGAAGTTTGGCTGCCGATATCACTGGAGCTTACCTCAATCTAAACCTCACGGCTCGAACTGGACCATGGCCGGGTCGAGTTGATGTCTCTTCCGTCGCACTTGCCGTCTACTACACGGTTTCAAGCGGTGCTCTGCCATCGAATCAATCACAGACCTTAGAACTCACAGGAACCGGGTTGTCGATTCCTCCGGGGGCTGTGGTAACTGGTATCGAGATCGATTTCGAAAGCGGATTGGTTTTCGGTGGCGCAAGCGACGAGACCATTCAACTGACAGTAAGTGGAACTCCAGTCGGAAATGTTAAGGCAATCAATCCGGGATCGTGGCCTTTGCCGTACACCCTCGGCGGAAACGGCGATCTATGGGGACAGGGAGGAATGTCGGGCACACAGGCCAACAACTTGGGAGCGAACTTCGCTTCAGGTCTGAATCTAGGATCACAGTTGAATCTTAATGAAGTGTCTCTGACTGTTTTCTACGAGGCTTCCGTTGAGGAAACAGGGAACGCTACCTTGGTATTTGACACCGCCGCTGAGGGATGGATTCTGGATAAATACATCGGCCCAATTCCAACTATACACGCGGCAGACGAAGGTGAAAGCCAGCAGGGAATCCTTGTCGGTTGCTCGGACGGCACAGTACGCCTCATGTCTTCCTCCGGAACCGAAACCGTAACTGGAACGGTTCTCACCCCCGCTTTCGGCGGCGTCGGATGGCAGAATATGTACGAAGCGACGGTCGAGTACACTTCAAATCAGGCGGTGACACTGACGTTCATCGTTGCCGATGAAGGCAACGGAAGTTATGGACCTCCGCCAATCACACTCCCGGCGACGACGGAGGAACCTACGAAGTACACCTTCAAGGTTGGTGCGAACAAGTACAAGCTCCTGCAGATGCAGTTCCAGTCCACGGACCCCGCTTTGGCGGTGTACCTTGACGGCTGTATCTTGAACGTCCATGACTGGGGCTCCTCGGCACCATACCGCCCGGTTAATCCGTTCACACCTTCCGGAGGCACAGGGGGTCAAGCATGAAATTCGGAAGCATAACATCTCGACGCTGTCGTAGGTGCGGAGCCGTTAGCAATGCACAGTTGCCTGATACTGATACCCATCGCAACCTAAACACGCATCGGCTGTGTGACAAATGCACGAAGTGGCAAAAAGTAAATCAGAAGAGGGCTGTTAAATGAGCACAAACCCAGTCTCAATGCGATTGCCAATCGGAATCGAGGGAAAAGCCGAGCCCGAAGTTGTGGAGACTATTCAATACCACGACGACGCGATTACCGACCTGCAACAGGCGATTCCGAAACTAAAATCTCAGATCGATTCTTTGGTGACTACTGTCGGGGCGGTGACTGCGTCATCTTCTTCGTCGAGTGGCTCCTCACAGAGCATCACGAACATCATAAACAACATTGGGTTCGTCAACCCGCAACAGGGAGTGACCATCTATGCGACGCAGCCTAGCGATGAGGGTGCGCTGATCATTCTGAGTGACGCATCGCCTATCGCGGTGACCCTCACATCTGCCGGATCGATTCCCGGAATCACTCTTCCGTGGTACACATTCTTCCTCAATTTAGGATCGGGAACCGCCACTTTGACTCCAGCTACAGGGACGATCAGCTATCCCGGAAACCTTGGCGCGGCCTCCATGCCGGTGATCGCCGAAGCTATGGCGCTGGTCTACTTCGACGGGACAAATTTCTGGGCAGCTACCGTAATCGCAGGTGTGAGCGGATCAGGAACGACCGGCTACATCCCTGTCTTTACAGGACCGACTGCCTTAGGAGACAGTCATCTTGACGATGGCGTAACGACTACTGGCATCATAACATCAAGTGAACCTTTAACTTGTAGCGATACTTCAACTACACCATCTTACTTTGCCGGTGTCTTATCTGGTGGTAGTGGTGCTGTCTTCGGCGCGACAGGTCAATCAGCTACTGACTTGTATAACGACCTTGTTGGTAACTTTGGCAACATTGTGCCGATTCTTGCTGTTGCGGAAGGTACCTCGTACTTCGGGTCGTTGTCAACAGCACCTGGTGTTTCACCTACTATACTTTGGTCAGGAGCTTTCCTCGGTGTCAGTTGTGATGGCACTACTGCTGGTTCTAATGGATTCCTTTCATTCTTTGATAACAACTTCGCTGAGACGCCCTTTTACATTGGCGGCACGAATCAGATCTACGTTCAACCGGCTAATAATACTGACTACCCATCTGCTCATGGCTATGTTGGTATTAACAACCCCTCTCCGGCTGTCCAGTTAGATGTAATTGGAGACATAGGCATAAGTGGTAACATAGCTATTCCTGCTAAGGTCACAGGTTATCACGGAACGGGTGCCGGTGATGTTGATGTGCAGATGAGCGATGGGACAGGTTCTGCCGGAAACATGGCTATTTTTGACGCAGGCGGTGGTCTCACAGATGGCGGACCACCGGCAGGCGGCGGTGTTGGTTTCGCTCAGATATTTTTGTTGATGGGTGCATAAATGCCGACTACGATCAGAGTTCTCGCACAAGCATATCCCACGGCCACGGTCGAGACGACTCTCTATACCTGTGCGACGACATCAGCGGTCATCTCCACGCTTACCATCTGCAACAACAGTGCCACCGCAGACGCGATCACTATGAGAATATGCGTCGGGGGGGCTGGCGATTCGAACGAGCAATTGATTCTTAGTGGAACGACTGTTGGAGGAAATGGAGTGCTTGCTCTGACAGTCGGCATCACCATGGAGAACACGGACGTAATAAAAGTCACTTCCGCAAATGGAACAAGTGCATTCAATTTGTTCGGTCAGGAAAACTCATGAGCATCGAATCTTATCCTCCCGGATTTCAGGGTCCCCAAGGCGCAACCGGCAGTCAGGGAAATGCTGGCGTACAGGGAAACACAGGCACTCAAGGTGCTACGGGAACACAGGGTCCGACAGGTTCGCAAGGCACCACCGGCACTACTGGTACTCAAGGAACTCAGGGAGTACAGGGAACCCAAGGTGTTCAAGGAACGGTTGGAACTGGCACTCAAGGCACGACTGGCACGCAAGGAGATACTGGAGGAACTGGTTTACAAGGCACACAAGGAGCACAGGGGAGACAGGGAGCACAAGTACAGGGTGCAACCGGAGGGACTGGGCCTCAAGGAACTCAAGGACTTCAGGGGCCAGCACAAGGGTTGCAAGGTGCAACTGGTGGTACTGGACCTCAAGGAGCCACTGGTGCTCAGGGAGCACAAGGCAGACAGGGTGCCACTTCGGATATACGGTTGAAAAAAGATATTCGACCCTATCCCGGTGGCGTGCAGACAGTATTAGGAATTAAGCCTTGTATCTTCAAATACAATGGCCTGTACGATACCGCAGACGATGGCATTGACAAGGTTGGTATCATTGCTAACGAGTTGCAGGGCGTCATACCACAAGCAGTCTATGGGGTCAAGGGTAAGCTTCACCCTGAAGATGAGGAAACTTCCGACATTCTGCATTACGATTTGACGCCTTTAGTGATGGCAAACACGAACGCCATAAAAGAAGTCGTTGCGACAGTGGATGATCTGCTTCTCAGAGTCAAAAAGTTAGAAGGCGAATGACCATGCTGTGCTGCTCAGCGGTCAGAAAGTTAGAAGGCGATGTCTAATAGGAACTTCGTCCGCTCGGTGTTGGCAGAGGGCGGCGAAATCAAGCAACTAATGATTGCTTCCACAGACTCCGGTGGTCTCGGACTGTGTAATCCATCTGTGTTTGTTGACCGCGACGAACTCTGGATGATTCTGCGAAACGTCAACTATACACTCTACCATGCGGAGAACGGGCAAACGTTCAACAATCGCTTCGGTCCTCTCGCCTATCTCAATCCCGAAAACGACCTGCATTTACGGACAACGAATTTCCTTTGCAAACTCGCTCCAAGCCTCGAAATCGAACGCTATTGGAAGATTGACACAAGCATGCTCGATAAAGAGCCGCTATGGGAGTTTGTCGGGCTTGAGGACGCACGCCTCGTTCGGTGGGATGGACATCTCTATGCCATTGGGTGTCGGCGAGACACCACAACCAACGGGCAAAGCAGAATGGAATTTTCAGAACTGGAAGTGACAGATAAATCTGTAAAAGAAATTGGTCGCTACCGCATTGAGCACCCCACAAATCCTGAATGGTATTGCGAAAAGAACTGGATGCCTGTGCTCGATATGCCGTACCACTTCATCCAGTGGACAAATCCTGCCGTGCTGGTCAAGGCTGACCTAACGACGCTGAAATCGTGTCGCGTGCGGGAAGTGGATGAAGCCGATAAAATTGAAGGGATGCCATTTCTTCGTGGTAATTCCCAAGTCATTCATTGGAAGGATTACTACGTCTGCGTAGTTCACGACTGCGACCTTTTCAAGAACAACATCGGGCAGAAAGACGCCACGTATATGCACCGATTTGTGGTCTATGACCAGAACTGGAAAATCGTAAGAATCGGTGAACCATTTTCGTTCTTGGATGGGGAGATAGAATTTTGCTGCGGACTGACGGAGTGGCAAAACGACCTGCTGATAACTTTCGGGTTCCAAGATAACTGCGCTTTCATTCTTCGGGTGCCGGAACGGGCGATTCCCAAGGTGCTGGGTCTGAATGAAACCTCACAGCAGCCAAGAGTTAAAAATAAGTGGCACACAACTTCCTACCCGACACTTGAAATAACAACCGCCATTCCAAAGAATGGATGCCCACCGCATTGCGCGTTCTGCCCACAAGATAAACTAGTCGCGGTATACAACGGGGAACGCATTCTGTCTTTGCCGGATTATGTAAAGCTTATCGACAAGGTGCCGCCAGAAATACAGATTACCTTCGCTGGTTGCGCAGAGCCTTTTCTAAACCCCAATTGCGCGGCGATGATATGCCATGCCCACGCTACGGGGCACAAGGTTTCCCTGTTCACAACTGGGATGGGGATGAGCCTCGCCGACTTCGAGCAGATTAAGGGGATACCGTTCACAGGAGTGCAGGGCGGGTTCGTCCTTCACCTTCCCGACGTAGAGGGTTACTTTTCCCATCATTCAGACAAATACACGCAACTGTTAACGGCGATTAAGCGTGAATCACGTCATATCGAGAATTTCCGCTCCATGACGATGGGGACACTATCACCGGCTTTGCGAGGGCTGTTCCCTGAAACAATCAGACCTGCTATGTACAATCGGGCGGGTAATGTGAAGAAAACTGAGTTCATTCAGATTAGTCTCAACACAACGGAAATGAGAAATAGCGATACAACTTGTGGTTGTCCAGAGCGGCTGTATCATAGTGTTCTGTTGCCAAACGGCGATGTCTCACTCTGCTGCATGGATTACGGTTTGGAGCACATACTAGGCAATTTGTACAAGCATTCCTTTGAAGAAATCGTTCCCAAGGATGGCACGCCATTCGTATTGTGCAAGACCTGTGAAAACGGAGTTCCAGCATGAGCGAACTGCTGAATTACGTCAGTGACCCCGAGAACGCGGAGTATAACTTTTCGCTGGGGAACTGGTATGAAAACCAAGGTCACACCGCCGCAGCAGCCGGGTTCTACATCAGGACAACTGAATACTCAACGAACGCCTTGCTCATCTACGAGGCGCTTTTGCGACTTGCCAACTGTTTTACACGGCAGGGCTGTCGGGTCTACACGACCAAAGGCATTTTGCTCAGGGCCATCTCTCTGATGCCCGACCGGCCAGAAGCCTATTTTCTTCTGAGCCGCTTGTACGAGGTCAACAAGGATTGGCAGGAATCCTACACCTTCTCGATTATGGGTCAGAAGCTGCATGAAGACCACCCAAAGTTACGCACGAACGTGGACTATCCGGGGCGATACGCCTTGGTGTTTGAACAAGCTGTATCTGCATGGTGGATTGGTCTGTTCGATGAATCCCTTCATCTCCTTAGACAATTGAAGAAGAATCCCACGATGTTGCCAGTACACATTATGGCCGTACAGAATAATCTACAGAGGCTCGACGGCACGTTGTGGACTGACCCACTAATCTACTATGGCTCGATGTACGAGCAACTGCGGGTCAAATTCCCCGGTTCACGATTCATCGAACGCAACTATTCGCAGATGTACCAAGATATGTTCGTGTTGACGATGCTCAACGGGAAGCGCGATGGTACGTTTTTTGAACTCGGATGCGGAGACCCCACCTTCACGAACAATACGAAACTGCTTGAGGAGTGGGGATGGAGCGGTGTGTCCATCGACATAAAACCGTCAATAACAGCGAAGTACGCCAAGGAACGAAAAAGCACCGTCATCACTGGTGATGCCGTAAAATTGGACTACGATGCGCTAATCACAAAAGACTACGACTATCTGCAAATCGACACCGACCCGAACTCCTTCAACGTATTGTTGCAGCTACCGTTTGAAACTCGAAAATTCGCTGTGATTACATTTGAACACGACGACTACCTCTCTCCTGACCCCACTGTCAAGGAGCGTAGTAGACGGTATCTTGAATCACATGGCTACCTTCTAGTCGTTGGTGATATTGCACCGAGGAAATACGATAGCATGGAAGACTGGTGGATTCACCCCGATCTGGTCGATCCAAAGATCGTGGATCGAATGCGCGACAACGGTACCGGCGTTAAAAGAGCGGACGAGTACATGCTCATGCACGCGTAAGGATTTTTAGGGCGTTTATCTTGTAATCGGTGTAGAATGGCGATGTGTTGAGCGGCGGTCCGGGAGCCGGTGCTCGCCTCGCGTTTGGAGGTGTGCCATGGGCTTCTGGGAATCGGTTTTCGGCGGTCAAAATCTAGGTCTCAACGCGGCCATCGGCCAAACCAGCCAAGCCGCTGGCGAAGCTACCCAGCGAGGCGAGAAGAACACAGCCGCTGCATCCGATTGGTGGAACTCCATCGTGAGCGGCGATGCCACGAAGACGGCGCAGGCAATCGCTCCCGAAAGAAGCGCCGCCGAAAAATCCACACAACAAGACATCAAGAGTGCTACCGAACTGGGCACACGCTCGGGAGGTACAGCCGCGTCCAACGCCGCGACGAAGGACAAGCTCCACGAGTATATGACGAACCTCATCGGCAGTCTCACAGGAAGCTCTGTGAGTGGTCTTGCGACAACTGGCGGTGATCTCTTGAAGACTGGCATGACCGGCATCGGGCAGGAGGCCGAACTGTCCCAGCAACGGTATGAGAACTGGAACAACAGTATCCTTGGCCGCGCTACCACGACTGGTGCAGCGGCTGGGGAAGCATTTGCACTTGGCGGGTAGCGTCACAAATCACAAGGAGACGACAAAAATGGCGAACGACGAAGCGTGGCAAGCTGGAATGGATATTGCCTCAAAGCACAAGGACAAAAAGAACAATAAAGGCAAATTTCTCGTCCAAGCGAGCGCCGACAAAATGGCGAGCCCGAAGTCCTTCAAGAAGGGCGGAAAAGTGAAGAAATCGGGGTACGCTCGCGTCCACAAGGACGAGGTGGTTCTCACCGCTGGGCAGGCCAAAGGTCGCCGTAAGGGCGGCAAGAAGAAGGCCGCGCGGAAGAGAGTCGCGAGGAAGGCATAGCCAGATGGCGAACGAGAGTGCATGGCAAGAAGGTTGGCAGCTTGGCGCACAGCGCGGACAAGAACGGCGCGCTCACAAGCAAGCTTTGTCCGACGCTGAGTTTCAGGAAAAGCACAACGAAATTCAGGGGATGGTGGACAACCTCCAGACCAGACTCTCGACGCTCGATCCCAGCAGCACGGAGTATCTCCAAACACGCGACCAACTAGCGCAAGCTCTGCAGACACGCGACGAGCATTGGGGAAGCCAGACCCATCCGAACGCGCTGATGAGATTCGGAAAGATGTTGGGCAAGGACCTCCGTTTCCCTAAGAAGCCAGCATCGGCTCCCGCTCCGCCTCCGATCTACGGACAGTCGACGATTGACGCGAACGGAGAGAAAATTCCAGCAGGCCCAGCCTACGAAATCCGCGAGCAGGGTTCACAAACGCCGGAGCAAGTTAAGGCACAGGCCGAGGCTACTCAGCTTGCCTCCGCAGGACCGCCGTCTCCAACCGAGCAAGGAGAGGCAACAGCGCAAACGGAGATCACAAGAACAAACGCTGTTAACCAAGCGACGATTGAGTGGCTCAAGAAGAATAATGCCCCACAAGAGGTAATCGATCAGGCGGTGGCGAGCCTCGCCAAGGTTCCTCTCACGAAGGGCGTGAAGGCGATAGGACAGCCTTACAAAGACTCGAATGATGGAAAATTCTACCAGCGTTTCTTGAATCCGGACGGCACCGATTTCCGCGAAGAGGTTCCCGGATACACGCAGCCAGCAGGAAAGGCGAGTCATTCGAAGTTCGCTGAAACGGAGGCCGCATACAGACACGACTACAACATCCCTGAAGGGGAGCCTCTGACTGTGGCCGATATTCTGTTCATCAACCAGCAAACGGCGCTATCGAGTGCGGCCCCCTCCGAGAGCATCACCACCACTCTGAAGCAGGACTTAAACGGCTGGTATGTGCCGGTTACGGAAACGAATCGCCGTGTCCCCGGATTTGGGGTAATCCTGAAGCCACCCCGTGGGCCGTTACCGGGCGAAGATGAAAATGCTCAACCCGGAGAGGGACAACCGACGCATTTGGGCGGGGTAAAGAAAAAGGCACAGGCTGCTGGCTCACCGACCGCGTCATCTGGTGCAACTCATGTCGGCAAGGCGGTTCTCCGTGGCCGCACACCGGAGTACACGGCAGCGTACAAGGACTACGAGACTGCCAAGGGATTGTCTAAAATTGCTGATCTGGTGGCACAGCATCCGGACGATGCGATCAACCAGAAGCGCCTTGCTGTTGCTCTTGAGAAAGTCAGCGCCGGAAGGTTCACGACACAGGCTCTCGACTACATCATCACATCCGGATGGGGGAACACGATTCAGCAGTGGGTCAATAATCCGACACACGGTGCTTTGCCAGCCGATATTCTCCGCCAATTGATTGACGGCGCGCATGAAAACGAAACGGCGAAGAAGCAAGTTCTCGACGACATAAACACATCGGAAAGCGAGCCCGAAGGTTCCACACCGCCGTCGTCCACGAATCCCGACCTAGATGCGATCATGAGAACCCTACAGAACGGACCATCGCAAACCGCACCTGCGCATCCGCCACAGTAAAAATGGCAAACGATCTCACTTACGATCAGGCAATCGAGAAGCTCAGGAAACTCTCAGAGCCCGAGCAGAGGCTTGTCCTTGGAAAGATGTCTCCAGATGCGCTGAAGCAAATTCGGCAAAGGCTCGAAGCTCCACAAGCGGACTTCACCGCGAATCCGAAGGGCGAGGGGCTGTACCGGATGCTCCCCTCATCGGATCAGGGATTCACAAATATATCGGATGAGGTTCAGATTCCTTTCAGCAACGTGCAAAAGGCCATCGATGCCGGTTTCCATCTTCATCCAGACGAAGCACCGCGCTACCAAAGGGACTTCGAGCATCAAGGCGAGGGACCGACCATTCTCGAAAGGGCGAACGACAAGATTCAAAATCTCTTGCAGCCATCCACTGGGCGCATTGGTCAGATGCCGATTGCTCCGTCTGGATTCGATGTTAACGCTATGAAAGCGGCTGGCAGAAGTCTTTACAGCGCACCGGAGTTTTTGAAGGATTTGTCAGTGGCTCTTTATGGGGCGGTGCGTCCGAGTGCTGGCGCGCAGGATGTGAACAATCTCCTCAACATGATCGATCCGACGCAAGTTCCGGACCAATTGCGTACACAGTTCCGTGAGGACGCGAAGAAGGACCCAAAGTTGGCTGTCGACAATTTGCTGGGGAGCATCGCGGGTATGGGCATACTCGCCGCCGTCACTCACGGAGCGGCAAAAACCGTGGGGGAGGTTTACGCGAAGACGAGTATAGTTCCAGCCGAGCATTTGCGTACTGGGATCAGGGATACATTGGGCGTATCCGAAAACACCGAGCGGACGGTTGAGAAGTTCGGCAAGGAATCCGAGGATGTGCGGAAGAAAAACGTCAATGAGACTGAGCAGAACCGAAAGGACAAGATCAAGGCCATCAAGGACCGGCAGGAAGAGGAGGCCAAGCACCAGCAGGCAACCGACGAAGTACGGAAGCGCAACGATGCGGTCATGCGCGACCGCCAGAAGCGCGTCGACACGCAACAAAAGTTGGACACCGCATCGAAGGAACTCGACGACAAGATCGCTAAGGCCGAGAAGGACGCGAACGCCGCTAACAATGCCGCGTGGAAGGTATGGCGCGCCAAGGTCGCCAATGTCCAAGTGGATATGCAGACCGTGGTCGACGCGATCAAGGCACAAACGGACAAGATGAGTCCGGAGCAAGTTTCAACGTTCAAGGAAATCCTTCGCGAGACAGCGCCAGCGGAAGAGGATTTGTCCGAGCTTGACCAGACGAGAAACTCTATCGCGAAGAACGCAGGCTACGACAAACCATACGCAGAACTTCCGCCCGACAGAAAAGCGGTCATTGACGATCAAATAAAGCGTATCGGTTTGGGCGATCTAGCCGATGAAGCCACTGGTGGTGAAGGTGGTGGCGCGACGGGCGGCGGACGCGGTCTTAAACAGATTTCCGCCAGCCGTCTCCATGGGTGGAAGACTCAGTTGGAAGATGCAGTGCGCGCCGACCGCACTGGCAATGTGAAGTACGCCATCGGACAGGTGCTTCAGGTCGTCCGAAAGCTTGAAGAGGATGTTTCAAAAGAGGCCGGAGCCGACGATGAGTTGAAGAAAGCGCGCGCCCTCCATGGCCCCTACGTCGACACATTCCGGAACACGCAGACGACACCGGGAACCGCCGCGAACTACGTCAGGTCGAAGGTCACACCGGGCTTCACGAGGGACGCGAAGCTGGAAGACTACCTTGGAAGGGTCGGGCAATATGATCATTCGATTCCGAAGCTCGCGCAACACGTCGAAAACTTGCAAGCAGGACTGAAGGCACTTCCCAAGGATCAGCCTCTTCGCGAGCAGATCACACTTCCGCCGCCGCCGCTTGAACCAGCATCGAAGTTTGAGCCAAAACCACTCACTCCGCATCCAGAGGTTCCCAACATTCAGGCGGAGAACGTACAGTACATCGACCGTGGATTGCGCAAGTACGGCAAGGTCGGAAGCTGGGTATTGAGAATTGTCGTTGGCGGACTAACCACGAGGCTGGCACACGGTAATTTGAGCGAGTTCGGTGGAGAATTGCTCGTTGGACAAGTCGGTGTGACGCTACTGACAAAAGCCTTGCGCTCGCCGAGCGTCCTCGAATGGCTGGCAAGGCCGAGCGCCGAAGACATGCAGATGATCGAGAGCCTTCCGCCACAGGATGCGGACAAGCTTCGTCTATCGCTCAATCTTCTCGCCAACGAGGACAAGCTCAGAGACCCGCGCCTAAATAGCTTGCAGATCGCTCCAGCAATGGCGGCGTGGCTTGCCGGGGGAAAGGCGACACAGCAAACACCTCCAGCGCTACTCGATGTCAAGAAGCAGGGCGAACAGTTGCAAGCTCCACCCGCCCCGCCTCCGGCCCCACCGGCTGCGCCACCGCCTCCACCCGGACCGCAGGCGTCGGTAGCGGCAGCTAATTTGCAAAAGATCATCGAATCGGCTCAGGCGCTCCAAGGCGGAGGCGGACCGAAGCCCGTTTGGAGCCACGTCTACAGCGAAGAGCTTGGGAGAATAATACCCGTTTGATCTTCAAACAGCGGCAAGTCTGCTAGATCATCTTCTCTGCAACGCTTGTGCCTGTTTAGATATGCAAGCGCGCGTCTCGCGAGCTTCGGGTATTTCTCAAATCTCTCAATCCACGTATTGCAAAGTACACAAAGCAAACCACGGCGGCATTTGTCGCATGACCGACCGGGTTTACAGCAATTATGATCGTGGTCGATAGAAAATCTTCCGGTTGGATACCTACTGTCAGGCGACCCGCAAATAGCGCACACTCCACCTTGAGCGGCGAGGGTCTTTTCGTACCACTCTAAATCTACTCCACGACTTTTCAGTCTGTTTTTTCTGTCCCATGTTGCAACATCTTGATTATTCATTCTTTTACTCCTTGCTTTAGAGGCTATCGCCCCCTTATTT